CCCGCCGGTCTCATGGTCCCAAAGGGCGACTGTGGCTTTTCCAGCTTCTAAGGCAACAGCCACCTGTCTGGGTTTTTCGAAAACCTCATCGCTCGGAGAACCAAGGCTAACCACCCAGTTTCCTCTAGCTAAACCTAGATCGACTGGTGTTGTTAGTACGAGAACTTGGTCCGCCGTAATAGCTGCTTTTTTAACTTGCTCGCCGGAGTTATCGAGCACTTCCTTAGCCCGTATGTTCAATCGGTTGGCGAGATCTTTAAAACTTTTAGAGGTTGCGATAGCTAGCTGCCTGTCATGGCTTTTAAATAAGCACTGTCTAAAACATTTATAAAATAAAAAAAGTCTTCTCGCTGTAAACCGGTTATACCTTCTTTTTCGCAGTACCTATTAATTGCCATCCATGGAATTTTACCGGTATCGGTAAAACGGTCGTAGGCTAACTCTTTAAATCCGACATAAAAGAGATTCAGATCCGCGCGTAGGTGCGGCGCGTTCGCGATAGCGTTTGGAAGTGGAAGCCCTTCTTTTACGCATTGCGATATAATCTTTTCCTCGTAAGGTCCCTGCTCTATTCCGTAGAGCAGGAACTTTGTGAGTTTCCCGCGCTTTCCTCTAGGTCCAGTACTTTAAAGGCGTCAATTTTTGAGGCGACTTCTCGTAAATCCAAAAAGAGTGCCGGAAGGTCCTGGAAGAGCTTAATACACGCCTTTTCAGAAAAAGGGATAGCTTTTCCTTCCCTATCAGTTACCCCGGTCCAACCGAGCACAACAGTGGAGGCATACGTCTCATAGAGAATAAGGTCACTGATCTTTGGATCTAATTGCTCATTCTCTATGAGTCGCGTATGCGGTTTCATTTTCGCATTGAGGACTTTATTGTATTTCTGGTTGGCACCACCGGCTCTTGCTATTACTATCTGATAAGAACCGTAATCGATAGAGACTCCAGTTTTTTCCACATTACTATCGGTTTCAAAATCTTTATAAGGATTGGCACTCATTTCTATTCTCCAGTGTTTAAAATAGGTTTTTCTATAATTATAGGTCTGCTAGGTCTGGCAAGTAATCCCAAAATACCATAAGAGCAGTATAGTCCAGATTGGCGTCGATCTTAGAACCAGAGGCCGCTTCTGTAGTAAGAGGTAACTTAATCGCCTGGTCCTGCTCGACAGATAACCTTCCATCGCCTAATGAAAGGAGTGGAAAATCTATTGTAATTCCTTGATTGTTTTTAACTATTTGCATGTCGAGGGTAATATCGCTATTATTCCGGACTGCCGCGACAGCGGCTATGTCAGCGAAGTAAGCCGTAATACTACCCCCTACCTCAAAATTACCAACGGAGATATCAAAACCACCGAAAACTCCGACCGCTTTTAAAGCCTCCGCCCCGTTATTAATAGTTACCGCAAAATCCGTTCCGAAAGCAAATAGCGGAACTGGGGCGGCGTTCGTATCGTCGACCACCGCTAATTTAATTCTGGAAAAATCGGAACTGGTATTAAAGGCATCTGCCTCAACGATACCTGGACGGTTACCAGTTTTAACACCAGCGGCCCCAGTAAGCTGTTCATTATCTATTCCAAGATAACTGAGGTCTACAGTAAGTTTATCCGCACTTGGGATATTTAGGCTAAGCTCGTTAGCCACCATACCGACAATATATTCAGCCTGTATTTCGCTAGGTAAAGCGTTATCGACGGCACCGAGAGTTCGTTCTCCTTGATAACTGCGCCTTTTAATTAAGGCTCCTAGCTCGTTCTTTAAAACCCGACCAAAAAAGATGTGGATAGTTTTACCGGCTCCAGCGTCGGTGACCATTGTTCCTTGTGTTTTATCGAAATCAATACGTCCGGCCGCAATCTTACGTACCCGGGCGAAACCGTTGCTAGCCGCAGTGTCGAACTGGTTACCAGCTGCATCCCCACCTATAAATACCCATTCCCCAACAATTAAGCCAAGAGTAGTGAGGTCTTTAATAGTCGCCGTAAGAGCTGGAAAAGAACCCGTATCATCTATCGCGGCGTCAGCACTGGCGAACTCAAAACCAACCCGGCTAATTGTACCGGCCTCTCCGGTTAAGTCTGGTAAATCAGCAGTAACTGGTACACTCGCCGCCGCCGGAACTCCGGATACCGTGTGTAGGCCATTTGCCCCTGGATCAGTAAAGTTTTTAGCGAACAGCAAATCAGAGGCGGAATAGGCATCACCGCCTGCGGTGGGTTGAAATTCTTCAAGGGTACCTTCCACGATAGCCACAGAGAGTTCAGCTTTTGTTCGGAGGTCTGCGAAAAAGAAACCCTGTAGGTCTTTTTGCATGTTTTCTTGGGTTAAATCAGTACCGTACCCAGCGGAGGCGTCTAAATCTACGGCAACACCTTTTTTACGTTGGCGGGAAGGATTAATCGGGCTTCTAGCGACGGTGGTGATTTGCCCGCCGAACTCACTATAGCCGTTCGGCTCTTTTGGGATCCAATCCGGAGTACTTGGTAATACGCCAAGGCTTTCTTCTTCCGCAATACGTAACCCAGTTACATTACTATCTATCTTTTTTTCCGTAGCCATGACTAAACCCCTATTTAAGTTGCGTATACTCGCCAGAAGCAAATATATTCGTTTGATACCAATTGGACCGACCACCTACCTCCGTAGAAAAAACATCCCGGAACCAGAGGCTATTAAAAGCTTTTCCTTGAAAAATTTCAACCAGATACTGAGAAAGGTTATCGTTAACCGTTAAACCATCGTTAAAAGGTGTAAAGAGTTGTAATGTGACTGTTAGTGGGCGGGTGTATAAGGCTTTTCCAGCTTCTCCGCTTAGGGATTGGCTCCCTCCTATTAAATGCTTTACTTCCGTGCGGCACCAAGTAATGACAGTGTCAGGTGGACCATCCTTTTTCCGGCCTTGGAAATAAAGGGCGTCCTCATCTAGGCCGCCAGGATAACTCCGCCAACCGGTAAGGATAGCAGAGTTGATTAAGTCTCTCGCCTCTAGCGTATCCATTAGAGCCTTACATGAACCCGATAGATAATTGAGGTGGTACCTGGCTTAACCTCGGAGATTTCGACTATTTTCCATTGAACCCCCTCGTCCAATATGGTATCAAAGGTATCTAATTCAATACCGGCATCTTTTGATGAAAGTAGAATTTTTTTATCTCCCATACGGATTAAATTAGAATCCTTTTTTTCTTTGTTGGTATAATTTAGGACCACCCCAGTAACAGTAACCGTGTCTGGACCTCCAACGGCCTTTCCTCGCCAAGGTTTATTTGGATCGGCTGAACCTTCCCTCTCTTTTTGAAAAACAAGTTTTCGCCCATTTTCTTTAATAAGGCGTTCCGCACTGGCGGCTAATTTAACAGCGTCCACCATTAGCGATACACCCTATTGCTTCGAATATTTAAAATCGAACGTATAAAAGAATCCGCGGTTGGATACTCCTTAGTGGTATCTATAATCCCGGCGTCGGTATATTCAACTTCTTCTTTAATACCGTCAATATCCTCCAGTTTACGTTTAATACGTTGACCGGATGTATTTCGATCAACAGCTGGATTTAACCCACCTTCCTCGGTCAATTCTACGTAAGAGTATTCTGCCCCGGCTTTTTTTAACGCAACGGGAAGAATATTACTTATATCGAAACCGTTTTGGTCATAAGCGGAATAGCGGGGCCATTCGGTCCCCTGCAGAAGAGTTGAACGAAAACCGACATACTCCGTTAAGAACTTATTATCCATGTAGGATGTTCCAACTATTATAGCCGCCTCAATAGCCTCAGTATCAAAATCGCTGATATCAATATTTTTATCCGCGAAGTAAGAGGTCATATAAGCCACGTCTATATACGCGTTAGCGTTGTCTATAGTACCGGTGTCATCTTGTACGGTAAGGGCCATTAGTCTATTCTCTGTACGATTTTCATAGAGCCTATGATATAATCTCGGGTTCCGCCCGAAGCGTCAACCAATTGTATATCGTAAAATTGCTTACCCGTAAAGCTCGTGCCGTCAAAAGAACTCATATCAATACTTATCTGACCGTTGGTGGGGGTACCGAAGGG